CCGGGGGAACTTGAGGTTAAAACGCACATCACATCCGCCTTGCTTACGCGGAACTTTTTTGAGGTGGTCAATTCAGGTTACTATTCATGGAAGGCCAGTGGTGTTTTCCCTGCAAGCGTGATAACGGCAGCGGTACTGGCAACGGACTCCATAGGTGCTGATGCGATTGCTGGAACGGCAGTAGATGATATCCAGAGTGGTCTGAATGACATTACACAGGCAAACGTGCAGTCTGCGGTTTCTGCGGCTGTAGAGGCTTATGATCCCCCGACCAAGGCAGAATTGGATTCGGGTCTGGCTGGATTAAATGATATTACGCAGACAAACGTGCAGTCGGCGGTTTCAGCAGCGGTTGAATCCTATGCGCCACTGAAGTCGGCGTCAGCGACTACGGCTGTTAGAACGGCGGTATTCGATGCACAACGAGCAGACTATTCCACATCCGGTTCGTATGGGGAATTGTACGCAGCTATTCTTACCGTGGTGGTAAGTGGTGGCGGCAGTACGTCCAGTTTTGACGGCAAGAACCTCACGGAAAAGGTTGCCAACGATATGTATAACGGTTCAATTATTAAGTTCGTTGGCTGCTCCCTTTCCGGTCAGGCAGTTTCCATATCCGATTTTGCAAGTGCCAACGCCAGATTCACTGTGACAACCATGACTGCTGCTCCAGCTTCGGGTGACAGGGGACTACTCTACTAAAGGGGACTTAGAAATTGTCCCTTTTACTGCTGTTCTCAAGTGCGGCGGGTACACCGTCCACACCAAGATCGAGTGCCGCAATCACTCAGATATCCGGGCTTGGGTTGCCCGGAGAGATACAGTATTTCGGTCATGCTACAGCCGCCGATTCCATTGTATTTTCGGATGCACTATCTGCGATATTAACCGCTTCTGCGGCTATCTCGGAAGGGATACGTGCAGGTGATGCCTGGAGCATGGAACTGGCTGGGGCCGTTTCCATGCTGGAGCAGATCGCGCTGGGTGATGCCTGGTCATACAGTGTGGCTAGGTCTGGTACTGCGAATGTTAGTATTTCCGGACTCTACCTGCCCGGAGAGATACAGACATTTGCTGCCAAGGAAGGAGGGGTTCTACTATCTCAACTGCTGGAGACCCTTGGGTTAAACGACTCATGGGTATCCAATGTGGCCCTCGAGTTGGCACAAGCTGAGCAGTTCGGAGTTAGTGACAACTACCTTTTAGCCCTGACCGCACTTAGCGGTCTTGCTGACAGCGGGAAGTTCAGCGACCAATACGAGTCTTTCCTGACGGCACTGGCAAACTTTAGAGAGAATGCAGGTTTTTCAGATAGCTTCCTTACCAATATAACGGCGTCCAGTAGTTCGATGGATGCGGCGTCATTCTCCGATGTCTTCACAATGGAGATCATCGAGGGGATTATCCAGAAGGCGATTGGCGAAAGATCTGTCTTTGGGGAAGTATTCGCTGCCTCCATTCAAGCCCTGCTTGGTTTTTCTGAAAAGGGAATCTTTCGGGATAGTTTCAGCGGATATGTTTACGTCCCCAAAACCATTGCCGAATCATTTGCCGTTGCTGACTCGTTCGCTCTTAACCGGACCATCCCATCCTCTTGGTTGGAGTCTTTTGCTTTAAGCGATATTTGGAGAGCGTATGTAACGGCCAATGCTCAATGGAGTGAAACGGTTCAACTCGGTGACTCACTCGGTTCGACTGTAGTGGGTAGTGAAAATTTGGGATTCATACTAGGGGCCGTGGTGATTGCAACGACGATTGCCGCAGACCCCATTTCTATAGAACCATCAATCGGTGGTGTGCCTCAAATAAATTAAAACGGAGACATAATGAGTTTAGGGAAATTCAAACCTGAAGTAAGTATAAATGCGTCTGTGACCACCAGGCCAAAAGTCGGTGGGCACTTCGGGATAGACGGTCAGTGGGATGTCGAGTGCTATCGCAATGGAAACATCATCTGGACCGATCACATTTCAAATGTAATTGTCAATTCGGCCATCACGTATTTGCTGGGGGTTGGGATTGGTTCCAGTGCCCAGACTTCAGCCGGTGGGTGGTATCTCAGCCTTATCAGCACGGGCATGTCAGCGGCTTCCGGTGACACGATGGCTTCTCATGCCGGGTGGACTGAGTGTTCAGCACATACCGCTGTAAACAGGCAGGTATGGCAACCAGACGCCGTATCCGGAAAGACCATAGACAACAGCACCAACAAAGCCAGCTTCACTATCAACGCTACAACCGGCGTGGGTGGTGCTTTCATGTGTAGTGTAGCTTCCGGGGGTTCGGCTGGGGATACCCTGTTTGCCGCCGGTGCCTTTACGGGTGGAGACAGGGCACTTTCGGACGGTGACGTTATCCAAGTTCAGGCTATTTTCAGCGGCGACGGACGCAAATGGCACGACTAGAAGTAAATTACCTCAATGATAACAACATTGAGGTGACTGGCGTTAAAAAAGCCGGAACGGGTAGTGCCGTAACTGATGCTGTCGTAACCGTGACGGTGGTGAAGCGGAAAGGCAAGGCGGAGGTTTCCGGTCAGACCTGGCCGGTTACTTGCTCCTGGGTTTCCGCTTCCAATCTTTACCGGGGTGTCTTGCAGGATGTGATGGTGGTCAAGCCTGAACAGGAACTTACCGCTCAACTGACGGTTAGCGGTGGGGCTCATCTGAAGGGTTACTGGGAACTGCCTGTCATTGTCAAAGTGAGGACGGAATGAAGTTAGCACAGGTTAAAGCCCCGACTACCGAGCCTATTCACCTGGACGAAGCCAAGCATCACCTGCGCGTTGAAAGTACGGATGAGGATTACTATGTCAACGGGTTGATTGCCGCTGTTCGCTCAGAGGTGGAAAACCACCGTAATGAGTGTTTGGTTGCTCAGACCTGGGACATGAAGCTAGATGACTTTCCCGATGGCGACATCATGATTCCCAGGGTTCCTCTGCTGGAAGTCTCATCCATTACTTATGTGGATACGAACGGTACGACCCAGACTCTATCGGCAGGTACTTATATTGTAGATACGGCTTCAAAACCGGGAAGGATCTCTCTGGCTTATCAGCAGTCCTGGCCTACCGCTCGAGATATTATCAATGCGGTCACGATCCGATTTGCCGCTGGTTATCAGGTGCCTTTTACGGTATCGACTACCGGGGACACCTTGAACCCATCCAACTACGTGCATACGGCCAATTCGCTGGTGCGCTTCTCCATTACGGGGGATGAAGACCAGGAACTACCTGGAGGGTTGGAGAAGTACAAGGATTATTACGTGGTTAGTGCTGCGTCTGGGGCTTTCAAGGTATCTGCTACTTCGGGTGGGTCTGCCATAGACATCACATCCGAGGGCGTTCCAGCATCCGCAGCCTATTTCATAGGTGAGATGCCCCAGCACATTCGACAAGCCATGCTGCTGATGATTGGCCATTACTACGAACATCGTGAGCCGATCATAGCGGGTCAGATCATTTCCGAGGTTCCCATGAGCGCGAAGTTCCTGCTGGATACGGAAAGGGTGTACGAATTTGCGTAGTGGACGGCTGAATCGCAGAATTACCATTCAGCGCAAGACTGAATCGCAGGATGCGATAGGTTATCCAGGTCCGACCTGGACTACCTACTGCAAGAGAATGGCGCACATCCAGCGCGTTCCCACCATCCGCAGGTCTGAGGAATTCCTGGGACGACAGTTCAGGGCTGAAGGAGACCACATCTTCGAGCTTCGCTATGACTCCGTTACGGAAGGGATCACGCCGGAAGATCGTGTCTACTACAACAGTGCGGTCTATGAGATTCAATCTGTCTTCAATGTCGAAGAGGCAAACAAGAAGATTGAAATTTTCGCCTATGTCGTCCAGTGATTAAAACCAAGATAAAGGTAACGGGTGCCAAGCAGGTAATCGCCAAGCTCAAGAAGGTAGAACGACAGCAAAGGGGCATTGTCAAAAGAGGTCTCGAGGCTGGAGGTGATTCTTTCATCACATCCTTACGTCCCAAAATCCCCATCGGGCCCTACGAAGAAGCTGGGTATCTAAGGGCCAGCCTGGTCATGGAATCAAAAGCCACCGTAGATCGGGTGATAGTGAGGGTGGGTCCCAACAAGCGGGCGTTCTATGGCTATTTTCTTGAGTTGGGAACAGCAGACAGGTACCACGTTCAGGCCAAATCAAAGCGTTCTCGTGGAAAGCTATTGGGCAAATACGTGGGGCGCATCCGGGCATCCCGGCATCGGTTCATGCGTCCAGTTTGGCTTACCAGAAAAGTATCAATCAGAAGGGATGTTCTTAAGAGAATTCTCAAGAGACTCATAGCTACCGGATCAACCAGAAGGTTTGGTAAAACCTAGATGGCATATATAGAAGAAGAGATTTTCGCCCGCCTGAATACTTATGCGGGTGTTTCGGCTCTGGTTTCGGGGCGCATCTATCCTATTCATCTACCGCAGAATCCAACCTATCCCTGTGTTGTTTACACAAGGATTGCCAACGAACACATCAATAACCTCGATGGTTCGGCAGGACTTAGCAAGCCCTGGATTCAAATAGATGCTTGGGCGGATGACCCAATGGAAGCGAGAGACATAGGTGAACAAATTCGTCTGGGATTGCAGGGCTATTCAGGTTCCCCGGCTAGTGGTGTAAAGATCCACGGGGTTGAGTTGGATAGCGACCGCGAGACTTACGAATACGAAGTGATGAAATACCGACACTCTGCTGACTACTTTGTTTGGCACAGTGAAGTTACCTCATAAATAAGGAGTGAATTTAATTGAGCGCATCAGGATTAAGCTCATTTGGGACCACCTTCAAGGTGGATTCAACACAAATTGCGGAGGTGTATAGCATAGCTGGACCCTCCTTGTCTAAAGATATTCAGGAAACATCGGATCTGAGCAG